AGCTCCAGGCTGTCCACAAAAGCCTGACCGAGGCGCTTGCGTCCGGACAAAGCATGCAGAGTTGGGTCAAAGCCGTTCAACGCGGCGAGATCCCCCTGGAGCTGCCGCGTTATCGGCTGGAGAATATCTTCCGAACCAATGTCCAGGGGGCTTACAGCAAGGGCCGGTGGCAACACCAATGGGAAATCAGGGAAGAGCGGCCCTATCTCATGTATGACGCGGTTAACGATTCGCGCACCCGGCCCGCCCATGCAGCCATGGACGGCGTAATCCGTCCGATTGATGATCCGATCTGGGATGCTTGGTATGCGCCAAACGGCTATAAATGCAGGTGTCAGATGATTTCGCTTACAAAGACCGAAGCAGAAAGAAGGGGAGGGAGCACGGAGCACATCCCCGACAGCATGCCAGATCCAGGTTGGGACTATCATTCGGGCCGCCGAACCGAAGACGCCATTAAACGAGCGAAGAAGCGAGCTTTGGAAGGCGCGCATCCTTCTTTGGCGGAGGCCTTCAACGCGCGGGAACCGGAAAAGGGACCGCTTGGAACTCCCGTGAGCAAAGCGGTCAAGCCGACGAAAGGAAAGTCCGGGGCTGTCTTTCGCGAAGCTTTAGCCGCCATAGACAAGTTGCACGGCGACGGCAAACTGCCTGCGCTCCCGATGAGATGGGACCGGTCCAAGACTAGGCGCGGCGCGTATTGGCACTATACCCACAACGGCCAAGCCGACAAAATAACCATTTCCAAGAACGGCTCTGTGCCGCTGCTGACAATAGCTCACGAACTGGGCCATTTCCTTGATCACCATGGGATGGGCGAGGCTGGCGAATTCTCAAGCACTACCCAAAAGAGTGGTATGCTGAAAAACTGGTGGAAGGCCGTGGACGGCTCCGAGGCAGTAAAGAGCCTGAAAGAGGAGCATGCTGGCCGATATGTTAACTATCTGCTTAGCCCCAAGGAGCTGTGGGCGCGCTCTTATGCTCAGTGGACGGCGGTTAGAAGCGGCAACGCCGAGATGCTTAAAAACGTGGAAGCTTTAAGAGCCCACGACTATGCTCCACAACGAAACGCGCAATGGTCGCAAGAGGACTTCGAGCCAATCGCCTCGGCCATTGACGCGCTGTTCATTGCGCTGGGATGGATGAAATGAAGCTGACCGAAAAAGAAGTCGAAAACTTGCTGGACGAGCTTGTGGACGAGGAAACGGAGCGGCATTACGGCGCCGCAGGACTTGCTCGCGAGATCGCGGCAATAGAGATGGGATTAAGCGACGGCGACGTGGTCGAACTTGATTCGGACGGTTTTCTTGTCCTCTTGACCTCACCAGAGAAGATCACGGCAAACGTCGAAAAAGCCCGCAACAAAAGGCAGTCCGGCGAGCCTCTCTACCGTCTCATAGAAGCTGGAGCCTTCTCCGTCTAACTTTTTTTGCCTCAAATGCATTTTGTGTTGCATTTGTCGCATTCGTTGCATTTGTATCAGTACAATAAAAGGGCATGGATGCTAAAAAACATGCCCAAATTCCCCATGACGCCTTCAGATTCCGCTCACTTGAGCCTGTAGCGGTTCAGTCTGCCCAAGGCGATGAAAAAAAGCGCCGCACCTTCAACGGCGTGCCTTATTCCGGCAAACCTATCACCGGCCACTCTTTTTGGGGGACGGTTATTTTCGATCTGTCGTCCACATCGGCCGCATCAAGAACTCCCGCGCTCATAGATCACAACAGTGCGAAACGCGCTGGACACGCCGCCCTTTCCATTCTTCCCGACCGCATAGAGATCATCGACGGAGTCTTGCTCCAAAACGAGCACGGCCAAGCGGTCGCGCAGGATTCCGACGACGGCTTTCCGTGGCAGATGTCTGTTTACATCACCCCAGCCCGCATCGACGAGTTGCAGGCAGGAGCCAAGGAGGTTGTTAACGGAAATGAAGTCATTGGTCCTGCCGTGATCTTCAGAAACAGCCTTATAAGGGAAGTTTCTTTCACGCCGACCGGCTACGACCCAAACACCCACGCGGTGGCCGCAAGTTTTGGCTCCGCGACGCAAATTCCCAAACAGGAGGAACCAACAATGACGCTTGAAGAAGCTCAAGCCCAGGCAACTCAATTCAAGGCCAAGGCCGAGGAGATGGAAGGCCAGATCGCGGGCCTGAAGGCTTCGCTCGACAAGGAAAAATCAAGAGCGGATGAGGCTGAAAAAACGCTAAGCGAGCAAAAGAAAGCTCAACGCGAGGAAGCTGTCAAAAGCCTTTTCTCAGCTATCGGAAAGAAGTTCACTGACGAAGACGCAAAACCGTATCTGGACATGAGCGAGTCGGCCTTCAAAGTGGTGGCTGGCGAAATGTCCAAGATGTCCAAGGCGTTCAGTGATCGCGTCGACGACAAGCTGTTTTCCCCCCAGGCGACGGACGGCGCGGAGCCGGAAGGTCAGCAAGGCGCACTGCTCTTGGCCGCTGCCGAAAAATTCTCGGTCGAGTAAAAGGAGGAATAGATGAAGTTCACGCAAGAAACAGCAACCAGGACCGAGCCGGTCCTTAACCGCATTCTGGTCGGCAAGGACTTTCGCAGTTTTGACCGGGTCATTGCCGAGTCCCAGACAATCGCAGGCGCGCAACTTGTGGCGCTCATTGCGGCCTCGGGGCAGTGGCGAGCATCCACGGCGCACCGGGCCGACTCTGACGCATGGGCGGCCTCAACTGCTTATGCCGTCGGCGACGTCGTCATTCCAACCACAGCCAACGGCCACTGGTATCAGTGCACAACGGCTGGAACCAGCGACGCCGTCACCGAGCCGACTTGGCCGACTAACGGATCAACTGTCAACGACAACGGAGCCGTATGGACCGACATGGGCGCATACGACACGCTGACAAGCGTTCAGTTCGGAGTTGCATTGGAAGACACGGAGACGGCCGCAGCCGAAACCGCGACTATCCCGATCTTCCAGCAAGGGGCCGTTAAACTTTCCGCGCTTGTGAACGCACCAAGCGCATTGAAGGCAGGCATGATTCTGGACCTGCTCATTTTCTGCTAAGGAGGTCGACATGCTGCCGTTTTCAAATATTGAACTGATTGGACTTATCAACAAAATCAGACCAGTCAAAACGCCGATTCTCAGCCGGCACTTTAACCGGACAAAACAAGCCACGTCCAACGCCGTTCAGATCGACGTGATCGAGGGGCCGGAAGGTCTCATGGTGGCAATTTCGTGGGACGCGGAGAGCCGCAAAGCCAAGGGTCGGAAGGTTTCGACCAAGACGATCACTTTGCCGCGCTTTTCAGAGCACGATTTTGTCACAGGTCTGGAACAGCTGGAGTACCGCAGGCCGGGCATGATCAACGGCCCTCAGGCTTTTGCCGAACTCGTCGCGGGCAAGTATGCAGACATTAAGACCAGGATAGACCGCACCAAGGAATTCATGGCCATAAAAGCCTTGCAGGGCCAAGTGGTTGACGGCGACGGCAACGTACTAGCGACCTATCCGATTCCTGCCGCCATTGACGCTAATTTTTCCACGGAAAACGGGGCCGACGTGTTCGACGACGCGGCGATAGCGATTTCCCGTGCGCTGGGCTATGACCCCTCGGGACTGGTGGCCTATGCCGGAGCCACGGCCTACAAGCGCATCCGCAACAATCCAGACGTTCAGAAGATTCTGGAGTCAGGGCAGGGGACCACGCTCATCACCACCGGCAAGCTGCCAATGCTCTCAGGCGTCGAGGTGCAGCGCATCGTCGCCCAGTATGTGGACAACGACGGAAATCCACAAAATTTCTTGGGCGAAAACGACATAATTATTGCCTCGGCCGACGGCGGCTTCCAGTTGATCCACGCTCCCTGTCTGGGCAAGGGCGGCAAGTTGGTCATGCTGCCTTACTACGCAGATCAGAACGAGATAGACGATCCGCCGGCAACAAAAATTCGTGCGGAATCCAATCCTCTGCCAGTGGTCAACCGGCCCGAGGCAGTTTATCGGCTTACCGCAACGGGTTAAGAATGCCCGAGGAATCTTTTTCCCGCATAGAACTTCTGCTCATTGCCGTTGCCGCCATTGCCGGAGGTCTTGGCGGCGCGGCAGTTGCCGGCCACTACGTGCTGCGAGGCCGCAGAATGACGGCGGCCCGCGTGGCCGCCTATTTTGTTTTAGGCATGGTGTTTGGTCTGCTGGGGGTGATTTACGCCGCTTCCATGGGCTTGCCGTGTCCCACAATAGCGGCCGTGGTTGGCCGGGGTGTGATTGCCGGAGCGATAGGCGCCGGATCTTTAGCCGGGGCAAATTTGAGCGTTTCCTGGGTGCTTAAGCACCTGGGCATCGAAATTAAGGTGGACGTCAAGCCGGTAGGGAAAAAGTGAGTTACGCCATTGCCCAAGA